TTAATTTGGAAAGGTATTCACCTCTGGATGTATCTCAATTCCAAACTTCTCCTTCACATCATGCTGAATTGTCTGGTAGAGTCTGACTACGTCAGCACCTGTTGCACCACCAAGGTTCACCAATACCAAAGCCTGCTTGTCGTAAACGCATGCAGGACCTAACGCCTTACCCTTCCAACCGCATTGTTCAATCATCCAACCAGCTGGAATCTTCTCATGGTCAGCATCAATAGTATAGTGGGGCATCCGTTCATATTGCGCTGCCAACTCCTCGTATTTAGCCTTAGGAACGATAGGGTTCATAAAGAAACTACCCGCATTACCAATCTTCTTTGGGTCAGGAAGTTTCGCGTTACGGATGTCAGTAATCGTCTGACGAAGTTCTGCTACGGTAGGATTTTCTATACCTTGTTCAGCCAATGCTGCACGAATATTACCATAATCGAGCTTAGGTTGATAAGTCTTAGAAAGACGATAGGTCACCGATGTGATAAGATACTTATTGCGCCATTCATGCTTAAACTTACTCTGTCGATAGCTGTATTCGCAATCAGCATTCTTGAAATGATGCACTTCACCAGTGGCAATCTCCACCGCTTCAACCTCATCAATCAGGTCTTTAGCTTCCACACCATAGGCTCCGATATTTTGTACAGCACTCGCACCACACTCACCCGGTATGATAGAAAGGTTTTCTGCACCATAGAGATCGTGAGAAACACAATAGTCTACAAAATCATCCCATACGTAAGCTGAGCCACAACGTACACGTTCTTCATCGATTTGCTCGATAAAGGAGATGCCAGAGTGGAGTACGGTTCCCTTGAAATCACCAGTGAGTAGAAGGTTACTACCCCCACCGAGAATCAGTAGTGGATAGTCCTCTTCCTTCAAGGAGCACACAAGTTCCTGTGCTTCCTCTACTGATTCGTATTCAACAAAACGCTGACATTTGGCATCAATGCCGAAGGTATTATGCTTTAGTAGACTATAGTTATGCTCTATTTTCATGTTTCTGATATTGTTTTTGCGTTTCCCTTTGTTCCTATTTATAGAAAGGTGTTATTCTTTATGAATCAGATAATCCATAACAATAACATGAATAGCAGGTGCTTCTTAATAAAGAAAGACCCACTACCAAGATAGGCAGGGGTCTGTTCGTTAATAAGCTACAACCTTCTCTAAGCGCCAGCTCTTACCATTCTGCTTAAAGATGAGCTGCGTTTCAGCGCCATTAGACAACCCACGGAAGGTAACAATCCTGCGGTCAGTGTCTGAATACTTCTGACCATAAAGGATGTTATAAATCATTTCGTGTGGAAGTTCTGGTAAGAAAGATGACCATTCTTCGGCAGGGATAGTCGTGTTGACTACATTTGTCTCCTCGCCATTAGGGTCTGGACCTGAATAAGCTAATGAACTCTTCACAGCCCCTTTACCACCATTTGCGAAGAAGTGTGACAGGAAGGTATAGAAAGATGCGTTATAACTATCCTTGAATGTGATGTTACGAATCTGATTCAACTTCCAGCTACCATCCTGATGATCGAACCAATACTGCTCTATCGTACCTCTCTTTAAATGTATCTTCTCAACGATGACACTATCCAAGTCGGTAGACTTAGAGAACTTCATCTGTTTCTCATTGTCAAAGATAAGTGTGTAATAGCCCTGTTTGCGGAAGAAATAATCCATCTTCCAGTTTCCACGAGTCAGCTCCGTAGTCTTTGTACCATTGACTACAGGCAGTGGGAACTTAATACGATTCATCTGCAACTTCTTATTAGCAATAAAGTTGAAGAAGAAGTCGTCAAACAATTGGTCTGCTGCCTTTGGCATAGGAGTAGCAGCAATCACCTCCGTGGCAGAGTCAACGCTATCTACAGTGTCAGTGTCTTCTGTTGCCGTAGAATCAGTAGTTGTACTGTCATCGCCATCAACTTTCTTGCTTGTGCAACCTGTAGTAACAGCTACCATAGCTACACAAACACACACAATAAGTAAAAAAGCTTTTTTCATACTCTCTTTTTATTCATCTCAAATTTCCTGCAAATGTACAATATTTAACCTAATGAACGTAACTATTTGATTTTCAGTATAGTTTCAAAAGTCGTTCTAGTTTCGGTTCTTGTCGTCCATTTCCATACAACGCACAAAGTTAGACATTAATTTACAACCTACCAAATTAAAGAGTTAAAAAAAGTAGCCTAACTTCTCAGCCAAGCTACTCTATCAGTTAACAATATAAAATTTAAGTATGAAAGTAAAGGGTGGTACTATTGAGGAATTAAACCCAGCTCCTTAAGTCTCTCTATGGCACGTTCTTTAGTCTCTGGGTCTTCTAGTGCTACATCTAAATTCTCTATAGTCTTCATAGATTTTTCAATACGTACCTCTTTCTCTACTACCTCTTTCAAGCCCTTTAAGTTCTTTAACAGTTCCTCATACATTTCTACCTGTTCCTCTACCTTCTTAACAAGTCCACCCAGCTCTAAAGGTCTTTCATCTGTCACCTCAGCTAGGTATGTTCCAAAGTACTTGTTACGTTCCTGCCTAGTGGTCTTGAAAAGGTCTGCTACAGTCTGAAAATCTTTAGACTCGTTCTTTCTTCTTACTACTATCATGTTTACTGTCGCCGTTTATAGTGTGCCACCACTTCTTAATTAATACTTTATTGTTTTGTGTAGTGCAAAGTTAGTACGTCCTAGGTGGTCTTGCAAGTATTTAGGTCTTTGTAATTACGTGCGCTTAAAAATACTAGGTAGGGACATAAAAAAAGAGGGGCTATTATACTGCCCCTCGTGTCTAATTTGCTCTTACACTGTCGATAATCTGTTTTATTTCACCCTCTACATATTCAACACCTTTATACAGTTCTATCTTACTTAGATAGTCGTTAAGTGTTTCCTTAGTTCCAGCCCCTATACTCTTAAATAGCTTACAGTACATTGTCTTGTCTAAGCTATCAGTCTTTGCCTGTCCTTGGAATCTATAGCCCTCATTATTCAATACTTTATAGGCTATTGCTAGGTACAGTTTATTAGACTTCATTTTAGTTAGTGTATTATCTACTAACATTAGGTAGGCTGTTAACTCTTTTTTATGTTCTACTATGCTGTTGTCTATGTCAGTGTATTTATAGTTGGATTCCTTTACTTCCTTTAGTACACCACATTCTAGTAGGGCTTTTATTAGTTTCTCATCCCTCAACATAGCAGGGTTAAATTCAAACGTCTTACCCGTTACTTTAATATTTTTCACCCTGCACTATCACTAGTACTACGGCTTTTTTAATCTTCTAATTATACGATTTAAGTTAATAATAGGCGGTACATCTCAGCTCCCACCCTGTTAATACTCTCGACTACTGAACTTACTTCTATACTTCTGTTCTTCATCATACCTGCAAAGGTAATGATTTCCTACCTAATTAGTTGTCTCGGATTGTACTAAAAAGAGTTAAAAAAAAGATAGTCCGTGATACCCTATACTAGATACCACGGACTACAAAGACCTATTCTACTTCCTCTTTCTTATCCTTATCTTCTCCCTGTTCATTCAGTTTCTTAATGATTGCCTTGTTAGTGCTAATCTTATAGGCCTCAAACTTCTCTTTAAGTATCTGAGTAATTCCAAAGACAGCCCCAGCAAAGGTAATCCCAAGACTTAAGAATCCGAGTATAGAGTTCTCAATTAGGTGTAAGATAAAGAAACTAAAGAAAGCTAAGACAACACCACTAATTATTAATAGTACGGCTGTCATGTAACTTACTAGGTCTCTGTGTTCTCTCTCAAATTTCATAGTAGTTTAGTATTTGTTAGTGTAGATGTTCCAATAGTTACCATCAAACAAGACACTTAGGACTCCGATATAGTTTGCAGGTAATACTAAGTCTCCCTGTATTATACCGTTACTTGTATAGTAGAGAATTGGGTAGTTTGAATTGCTAACCACCTTAATAGTCCCCTTACTTCTCTTATATATTCTATACTCTTGTCCTGTCTGTAGTGTCTGAGGTGGTAGGCCGTGTTTCTTCTGCCACGCTATTTTATCAGATGTTGTAAAGTCCCCCTGTAGTTCACCCTTACTTAAGCTATCATCATCTGGCAGTACTAAGACCGTATTACCTGCACCTTCCTTAGTCATCTGTGGGGGGCTAGCAGTTTCACCGTTAACTATGATATTCTGTACATAAGTGTCTAAGTAGGTTGTACCAGAACTAACATAAGTAGTAGCGTATCTCATTCCTGCTACACATCCATCTGTCACACTTAGGGCTACTGTATTATGTAGGGGGTCATGCGAAGGGCTACTAATACTTATTGCTGTCTGACTATTACTAACTATGTCTAAGTTAATATCTCTACTGTAGGGGCTAATTGCAACCTTACTATAGATACCTTCCTTCTTTATCGTCTCATCAACCCTAGTAGTAAGTCCGTGGGAATGTATCTTAGTTTCTACCGTCTCATTATCCACATCCTTAACAGTGCCTTGATAAAAAAAACCACCCTCGCCTACCTTATATATACCTGTGGGACTTTCAATATAACGGGTCTTAATCTTACCATTCTCAAACAGGGCCGTCTCTGTGTTGCCATTTCTAACCTTTACACGCTTTGCATCTAGGATTACATCTCCATTTCTAACTTTGGCCTCTATAAGGTCCGCACTTTGTTTTAGGTAGGACTCAGTACTGTTAATCCTTACTACTTTCAAACCTGTTAAGGCAATACTCCAATCTCTAGTAGTGTCCTGTCCTGCTTGGTGTGCGCTTTCAAAGTATATTCTTAAGTAGTTATCCTTTACATCTACTACCCTGCTTACCTCACTACCGCTAATAATGTGTGCAGGCTGAGAATAATCTATAGGGGTTTGTGTTCCTGCCTTATTATCAATCTCCACAAATAACCTTACATCTGCTGCACTGAGGTAGGGTGTAAATCTAACCAAGTACTGACCGTTTGGAATTGCATAACTGTTACTATCAAAAAGTACTGTATAATCAATATCCTGTAACTGTCCCCCTGCCTTGCTAACATTATAGGTCATAGTTACCGTGTCTGTGCTGTGGTTGTAGGATATACTTTGCGCTGGGTGGTGGTCGTTGGGAAAGTTCTGTACAAAATCAAATCCTACCCTGTTCCTGCTATAGTAATTATATAGGTCACTGCTACTAGGACTCCAACCTGTCGCTATATTTCCTTCCTCTACCTTGATGTCCCAGAACTTTATACTTTCATACTTAACACCATCACTATAGGAATTTAGTCTTAGTATGTAGTGGTCGGTGGTAGGGCAGGTAAAGGTCCACACGCAATCACTCTCTGCATTCTCACTAGTAAAAAGTAGGTTATCAGATTTACCACATAACCACACTGTAAAAGACTTATCTCCCTGTCTCTCATGTCCCCTAGCTAAGATACCATCACTCTTTAACTGTAGCGTGTATTTCTTACCTGCCTCTAACAATTCACTAGTAACACCTCTATAGTAAAAATATCCGTCTTTGTCTTTGCTAGTGTGTAGTAGTGGGGTAGGCTGTCTAAAATCTATAACACCATTTAATAAGTTCTGACCTCCAACACTAAAATCCCTAACGGTCTCTTCAACCCTCGACACCTTACTTTCCGTTTCGCTAGCTGTCTGTCTGAGTGTGTTAATGTCTCGTGTAGTGGTATTCTTAAGGTTATCTAGTTCTGTCCTTGTCCCTGCTACTGTCTGCTCTATACTACCTGCTTTCTGTGTGAGACTACTAATACTACTTTCTGCCTGCCTTATCTTTCCTGTTACGGTATCTAGGTTGGACTTATTACTTTGTACCTGTGTTTTGATAGTATCTGCCGTCTGTGTTAGTTGCGTTACCTTATTCTCAACAGTTCCTACCCTACCTGTGACATTATTAATACTCTGCTTTGTGTCTTGTACTTGTGCCTTGATTTGGTCTGTAACACTAAAAACGGTACTAGGTAGGACTGTAACAGGGATAGTATAAGAGTCTACCAGCTTATCACCGCTTAGCAGGTTAAAGGTAAATGTAGTCTGTCCTGTGTATGGTAGGGTCTGTGTATGCTTAAATAATCCTTCCCTGTTAATCCCAATAAGTCCACCATTATACTGTATTTTTTTAGCAGGTGTATTATCAGAACTCACTCTACTAGCACTACTACCTACTACCTCAATCAGTCCTAAGTCAATGTTTAGGGATAGTCTATTATTAGTATCTACCACTGCAACACTACCGCCCCTGTCATAGAGTTTATAGTAAGGTGTAGGGTCTAAGTCTCTACCGTCCTGTCCCTTTGCAGGTACTTGGGTGTTAGTATTACCAATCCACCAAACATTATCAACAATTCTAGGGGTAACACCTGCATCACCTTTCTGTCCTTGGTCTCCTTTATCTCCCTTCTCACCTTTCTCACCCTTACTACCTTGTGCAGGGATTCTAGTATCAGTACCACCAATCCACCAAGTACCGTTCTTAATCTGTGGTGTAGTGCCGTCTCTTCCGTCTTGCCCCCTAGCTGGTATCTTACTATCTTTATAAGTGTTGCTAGCCTTATCCCATATCATCCAAGTTCCACCAGATCCGATGTAAGGTGTACCACTAGCAGTTAGTTTAATTCTGTCTGCTATGTAGGATTCAAGTGTCTTTCCATTGTCTACCCTAAATTCACCGCTAAATATATTCTTACCTACACTGATTACATTTAGCCTATGTGTCTCTAGGTTGTAGTCATTGATTCCTTGGTACTGTACAATACTAGGGGCTACAACGGTCTTATCTAGGTAGCCTGTATTATACGCACTGATAATAATAGCTGCCTGTCTAGTGGTGTCAGTCCTATTACCTAACTGCACTATGTTATCCCCCTTCATCGGTTCACTCACACTAGCAGGGTCTTTATCTGTCTTGCTTAGGGTAATATAATTCCAACCGTCACTACTACCTGCCTCTGTACAAAGTCTCCAATAATACCTAGATTGTCCTGTATTGAAAGTCTGACATACTACAAAGTCACCTGCATTAAATGTCTGTGTAGTAGTAGTTTGGTTGTCTGTATTTTTCCACCAGCACTTATAATCACCGCTTGCAAGTACTTCTACCTTCTCAATAATAGCACTAGCAGGGGTAACTATAATCTGCCCTTGTGTTGCTTTTATCTCATCAACGCTAAGACTAAAGAAATGTGCTGCTTTAGTGACTGTCAGATTATCTACTACTATATCCTTACCTGTTAATCTCTCTGTATCTACTCCCTTAGCTGTCAACTGTTGGGTATTGTGTGTTTGAGTGGATAGGTCGGTTATAGTTCCTGTATCACTGTTTAGGTTTGTGGTGGTTAATGATAGGCTAGTATGTGAGGTAGTAGTTAGGTTAGTAATGGTAGAATCTGTTGCGCTAATACTTCCTCCAATAATAGTTGTATATTTTAGCTCTTGTCCTGTTACGCTATCAATTTTGCCAGCTTGCGTATTAATAGCCTTTGCACTAATACTACCGTCACTTTCGATATTACCAACTCCTAATAGGTCTCCGCTTATATCATGTCTTCCATCATATACTTGTCCCCAAAGTAAGTGAGGCTCAGGGGTACTAATCTGACCGCCTCCTAGTCCACCACCTACACCACTTCCACCACTGCCTGCACTTTCCTTTTTCTTTGCATAACTAACTATATCTATCATACTTCTATTAGTGTTATCCTCGCTGTTTTATTCCTTATGTCCCTACTTACTGACTGTACTAGGAACTTCTTACCTAGGGTCTTAGATTGATATGTACTTGTAAAATCTATCCCTGTGTCGTTCATTGTTACCTCTACTTTAAGTCTAGGCCTTGACATGAAATTATAATACTGACTAACGTAATGTTCCTCTGCCTTACCTGTCTCATCTAGCACCTTATTATATATGGTTCTCACTGGTAGACTTGTAGATGTATTAAAGACACTGTTTAGGTAGACTTCATTTTTAATACCTTTCTCAACTGCCTCACTACTGCTAAGCTGGGTGATAAACTTAAACTCTGTCCCATCATGCTTATTTATATACTTAGTCTGTGCTGCACTTGAGTAGATTAGGTCATTATCCTCAAAGGTTTCTAGTTTACCATTATCACTCACAATATTACAAGCAAAGTTTTTAATAATGATATTCTCTGTGTGTGCTAAGATATACCTACTATTACTTGTCCACTTAGTGCTCCTAAAAAACGTTGGGTGTCTTCTTACAATATTATCCCAAACTAACTGAATAGGTGCAAGTATCTTAAAACTAACTTTACCGCTTAGCCTGTCACTTTGTTTAATCGGTATTGCCGTTCCTTCCTTCTGGAGGTTCATAGTATAGTCGATTGTATTTTGTAGACTGTGTTCCTGTCCTACGATAAAGTCTCCTATTTTCGGGTTGATTCCGAGTGACATAGTGGTCTTATATTTAGTAGTGCCGTCAACGTCCTTATAGGTTAGGTCTGGTCTAGCTTTAATCTCATTAAGTGTTAACCATTCAAACCTACTATCACCGTACACATCTAAGACGGTTTCCACACAATACTTAGACCCTATTTTAAGTTCACATTCTAAGATTGGTAGTTTACTGAATTTATCTGTACTATCACCTACACTACTATACTCAAACTTTAATCCCTGTGCTGCCTTATCCTTAGTCCATGGTTGAAAATAACTACCTGTACTATTATATAATGGCCTGTCAGTATTAAGTCTTGCGCTATAATGTTTCCTAGTATAATACCTTCCTTCCTCATCAGACTTTACTAGGTTACTATCTAATCTACGAAGGTCAAATACATTATCTCTTTTAGGTGGGTCATAAAATGGTACAACCGCCTTATACTCTTTTCCCTGTGTCTTCCTAGCTCCATATTTAAGTATTTGGTCATAACTAGATACCCTACTAGCTCTACCTACACCACTTTCATATAAGATAGGCTGCATTAACAAGCTACCACTAAATACTAGGTAATTGGTCGTTTCACTGTCTGGGGGGCTAAATACACCACCTGACTTATTACCTACATATTCAATCAGTGGGGAACAGTCTCTAAGGTCATTGTCGCTAGGTTTATGTCCTTCTGCTGTGTCATTCTCATTACCACCTATACTAATTACTAGGTAGTTATCAGTGTCAATCTTACTAGTAGGGCTATTGTCTGTTGCCTTTGCTTTTCGCTCTACACTTCCGAGACTAAGCAGTGCAGGGGTGAGGGGATGTTCTCTTAGGTACAGTGCCACTTTATGCTGATTTATCCCTGTTCCGTTCTCATCAACCTCTAACATATCTTCACTCCTACGTAACTTCCATGTTGGGTTATACATAGACCTCATATACCAGTCTGTTTCTGTTAACGCATCGTATGTAGTTGGCTGTCCCTTTACTGCTGCATTAAAAGCCTCGTTTGCGCTTTTTCCACTACCTAAGCTACTAATCTCAGTGAGTATTAGCTGCTGTCCTTTGTAATGTGATTTTAGACTGTCTTCTGCTAAGGGTGATTCTATTATAGTATCTTGTCCTTCTAGGCTACAGGATAATTGGAACTGATTAACTACTTCACTTGTACTTAGGCTAGTATCGCTTCCAGCATATAATGAAGGATTGATTATAATAGACTGTGGCTGCTTACCTACTACATCACCTGTCTGTAAGTCTAACCAGTTTATAGTATTACCCTGTACTAGTGTGTCCCAATCATAGATATAAAAGTCTAACCCTACCTGTCTGATATGAAGATTAAGGTACTGCAGGACTTCTTTTAGTAGGTCTTCATTCGTCCAAGTGCTATCCTCGTCCTTACCAATTATGAACAACTCACTAATACTTAGCTCTTCAAATACTGTACCTTCCTTTCCCTTAGCTGTACCCTTAGACTGGTCATATAGTAATCTAGGCTTTTGGTTGTTGTTTAGGTTTAGTCCCCTTGTATCAAATATCCTACCCAAGACTTCCATAAAACTAGTACTACCTGCCTCTTGTACCGCCTGTCTATAGTTAAGGGGTACTATATTCTTGTAACTAGTATATTGAAGGGTGCTAAGAAAGTCTGTACAATTAAGGGTAAACTCATCAACACTACTATTAAATGGTTGGCTAAAAGTGGCTGGCTCTACATAACCTGCAAAAATACACTCACTTCCCTTCCAAATGTTTACTACTATGTCTCGAGCAGCACCTGTAAATAGTAAGTCACCTAAGTAATCAGATACAACTAAGTTAATAGTGGCTGATTTTCTTATTACGTGTTCTGTTATGTCTTCTATACTTTCTTCTATCTGTACAGGGTCAGCAGCAAAGTATAAACCGTCCTTGCCTATCTCCTTAACTGTACCACTACCACCACTCTTAATTATGACGGTTAGTAGTTCATCCGATAAGTCCCTAAATTCACCTCTTAATATCATAGTACTCTCCTTCCTGTCTTACTCTGAACCTTACTGTAATTACTTAGGGCTAGGTATAAATCACTACCTTTCACTCTTACACTACTTACACCTACACCACCGCCTAGGCCTGCTGTATTATTATCTAAGATTCTAAATAGGTTTCCTTGTTGTGTCTTGGTTAGTATCATTTCACCACTATTAACACGTGCTAGGTTATGGTCTCCAACTGTCTTACTACCTTGGAAAATACCACCCTGTGAGAATGATTGTAACTGTGAAATAGTCGAAATCATCACGGCTGTACCTGCTGCAATCGCTGCGACCCAACCGATTACGCCCAGTTTAGAATCTTGTGCGGAGGCTTGTGCAAAACCTAAGATTATCTGACCTATTGCCTGTAATACTAAACCTGCTTTGGCTGCTGCACTGTCTTGTCCTAGTTGTTGTATTGCTTGAGACATAAACACCATACTAGCACCTATCTTCTCACCGTCACTAGCCATCTTACTACCTAGGATTTGTTGTAAGGCTTTCGCATCCTCTAACATCCTAGTAATACCGCTATTCTCAAAACTACCTAAGCTATCCTTAACCTTTTGGAGTTCTTTCATACTATCTACTGACTTCTGTAGCTCCTCAGTAAGTTTAGTAAGTGCTGAAAAATCAAGTCCCTTAAGGTCTAGACTTCTACCTAGTTCCTGCCCTAACTGTCTAGCCTTGTCGATAAGTGGGTTTAGTAGCTTATCACTTGCATCTTTCTCATCCTTTTCCCTTTGGTCTAGTAGTTCTATATATCCATTGGCATACTTAGCCTGTATATTAGATATTGCAACCCGTTTCTGTTTCTCTAGCTGTTCGAGTAGTTCCTTATTACCGTGTGCCTTCTCTGCTAGGGTGTCATACTTCTTAGAAACTGCTGCTATCTCATCTGCTAAGTCTGCCTGTCTAAAACCTTCTATCTTAGTGTAGTAGTCGTCAATTAGTTTAAGCTGGTTGTCTAAAGCCCCTTGTGTATTGATTACATTACTCTTATCTGAGCCGTACGCATTTTTTAACTGTTCCTCTTCTGTCTTCCTACTACCCTTATTATTATTAGTGGTCTCAGTTTCGATAGTCTGTTTTAGGCTCTTTTGGTCGTCTGCTATCTTTTCTGCTTTCCGCTTTGCCTCTTCTGCTGCCCTCTGTGCCTTGGCTTGTGCTGCCTTCCTAGCTGCCTCTGCTTTTCGTGCTGCTTGTTCCTTGGCTCTCTGTGCTGCTTGGCTTGCTTTCTTGCTTTGTTGGGCTGTCTGCTCTCTCTGTCGTCTAAGTGCCTCTTCTAGATTGTTGGACTCATCCTCATATTCCTTACTACCCTTCTTAAATAGGGCTAGTTTCTTCCTATGATATATAACATCCCTGCTTAGTGATTGTCCGTGTTTCGCATTCTCAGCCTTATACCATTTATCTAGGGTTTCTTGTCTTGCCTTGGTTTCACGTTCTCTTGCTTCCTCATTCTGCTTAGCTAGTTCCTTGTTAGCAGCGTAATTATAATTCCCTATTACATCATGGCCACCTTTGAAAGCAGATATAGCGTTACTTGCAATCTTATCCCAATCTCCATTTATTGCATCCCTAACCATACCTACAAACATCTTAAGTGGCCAGATCATGTGTTCCCAAATTGCATTACCAACTCCAACCGCAATTACCTTAAATTTATTCCATGCTTGCGCTAACTTACTACTAGCACCTTCTGCCGTCTTAAAGCTATCTGTTATGTCCTCGAATTTCTGATACAGTGCTGCTACTAGGGAAATCAAGATACCTATACCTATTGCACTTAAGGCAACTCTTAGGGCTTTACTTGCTACTGTTGCTGCCCCTTGTGCTACTGTTAGTCCTCCTGTTGCTACTGTTGCCCCTTCTGTCGCTACTGTATTTGCTGCTGTGGCCGTGGTAGTTTCAGTTGTCGCTACTGCATTTGCCTGTTTAACAGTCGTATTAGCTGTAATTGCCGTTGTCCCTGCTACCTGTGTTGTTGTATTAGTAGCCTGTGCAGTAGTATTAGCTGAGACTGTAGTAGTTAGGTTAGATTGTTCAACCCCTACTAACCTTAAGAGTGCATGGTAAGCCCTGTATGTACCGCTTGACTGGTCCATGAAGGTATTTTGTAGCTGTGTGATACCATTCAGTACTGACATAGCACCAGCAAGTTTAGTAAGGGTTTGCTGTGCCTCCTCTGATTCAACACCAAACAGGGCCATACTACCAGCGACTGTCTGAAAAATTCCAATACCTGTACCTGCTACGTCTAGGGCTGCTGTAAGTCCTCTAGTGTCGTTTGCAAATTGACCTATAACCTGTCCTGCATCGCCCATAGCATCTTTTATAGCACCTGCCCTTTGGCTCATTTGTTGAAATTTCTCACTAGCAGGGTCTACACCATTGAGCAGCATATTAGCTAACTCGCCTTGGATTGCTTTTAGTTCCCTTTTGATATTACCGCTACCCTGCTTAAATACAGTCTCAGTATTACCTACTTCACTTTTTACTTTATCAATAATGGACTTAAACTGTTTATCATCAAGTCTTATTTTGGTTACTAAATCTTGTGCCATATTCCTTCGCTTTCTGTTTAAGTCTTTCTATGTCCTCCTTGGTTGGTAGTGGGTCTTTATCACCTGTACTACCTTCTAAGTTGTCCCATGGTAAGGGCATAAATTTCCGTGGGTTATTCTCTTTAGTGCCACCCATTACCTTGGCAGATGTAAAAATAGCCTGTCTCCCTATCTCCCAGTCATCCTGTTTAGCCCTGTACAGATTCTTAACTAGTACGTGTAATTCTAACATACTCATCCTGTCTAGTACATACTCGGGGTCTAGGTTGCCTTGGTAGACTAAGATACTAAATACATCTGCCATTCCTAGTTTTTTCCCTTATCCTCACCTTTCTTAGTGTCATCCTTACCCTTAAACTCTGCTTGTCTAGATAATTCCCTTTTCATGAACTCTGTATAGACTGTAAAAATTCTAGGGTCTTCATCTAGGCTGTCTAAGAGTTTATCAAATGTAAGGTCAGTGTCTTTATTACCTGCTAAGATACAACAATACAGGAATAGGTACTGGTCGCTGAGTGTATCTAGGCTAAATAGTTTATTAGCTGCTGCCTCAAATAACATCATAGCACGTACTGAGTAGACTAGTTTATAATCCTTGTTGTTAATAGTTACTGTATTCATGATTAAAAAATTATTGGGCTACCTACTACACCCTTGTTAAGTTTGGATATAATAGGTATAGCCCTGTTTCATTATTATTTCTTTTATGCTGTTGCCACCTTCTTAAGCGCACCGACACCTGTAAAAGTAGCAGAAAATGTAGCGTTATCCTCATTTGGTGCTGAACATTCTAAGGAGGTAATTAATACCTTGCCTGTATATGTGCCTGTAGTTGAAGGAATCCAACCGCCTTTAGTTACCTCATCTGCCTTTGTCTTATAATTTTTTTCGAGTGCAAAGACTGCATCTATTGGGGTCTGTGCTGTCATAATATCAAATAGTGCCTCAAAGCCTACACCTTCACCATCATTTGACATTAGATTTTCTGTTGACATTTCCCAACTAATTTTACCTGCCTGTGCTGATACCCATTTACCGCCAGAATCTTTACTAGTAGTTTCTGTAGTATCTTGGCTAATAGATAGACTGTGACTAGTTGCAAAAGCGATAGACTTTCCATTAATAAAAAGCATTAGGTCACGTCCTTTGGTTACACTTGCCATATTATGTTATTTGTATTTTATATTTACTGTTATACTAAGTAGCTGTAGGAATGTATCTTCCCTGTATTCCTCGCTAGTGTCTTGTAGTTCTAGGTCTGTTATTTCAAGTCCCCCTATAGTTCTACCTTGGCTTGCTAGTAAGACATCTATTACCTTACTGCATATCCCTAGCCCCTGTCTATAATCACTACTAGCTACTATAAAAGACATTCTAACCCGTGTATCAAATACTAGCTTATCTTTATTAGTGCTAGGTGTTAGTCCGTCCCTTCGATAAACAATGAAAGGGAAACTAGTACCTTTATCAGCGACTAGTGGAAATATTTTACTTCCTACTTGCCTACTTATTTCCTCGTCTTGTAGTAGGATAGATTTAACTACCCTACCTAATTCTAAACTCTCCATTACTTCTTATTCCATATCTTATCAATAGACTCAGAAAATAACCTACCCATAGAGTCCTCAACTTCTGACATCTTAGCCTGTACAGTGGGTTGGAAAAAACTATGTCGCTTATGAACACCCCTACTAGCACCTGCCTTAGTACGTCTCAACTGTGTACCAAGTTCCCAAAATTTTAAGCGAAAATCAGCCATGATATGCACCTTAGCTGTATCACTATCCCTACTAGGCTTACTATACTTGATACCAGACTCTAGCGTTTTACCATTCCACCAGTTAGGACGATTATAGCCCTTGGTTACTGTTCTGAGACTCTGCCTAGCTGCCTTAACTAGAATATCACTACCTTTCTTTAGTGCAGTGTTTTTAGCTTTGGTCTGTTCACGTCCTGTTAGCTCTGTAAACTTCTTAACAAGTTTTTCCGCCCCTGTTAGTTCTAAGTTGTCGTTATTCATTGATTAGCTCTGTTTCTATTACCTTCTTCTGTTGGGCTGGTACTGGAATGACACTTAAGACCCTGTACTTCTTATCCTTGTACATAATATAGTCTGTGTGTTCCTGTATATTAACGTACTGCCAAACTTCAAAAGTAACTTGATAGGTATAGACTAGTTCTTCGTTTACTACACCTCTCTCGCCTGTCTTATAACCTACATTAGCTCTAGTAGTTGTTAGTAGGCGGTGTTGATTAGTAGTACCTCCGAAATCGTCTTGTATAATATCTGTCCGATAAATTGCTATGGTGTCTCTTAGTAGTCCTGTTCTCATTGCTGTACCTTATCCTTTCCGCCTGTGTACTTCTTACTATAGTTCTTGTATAGGTCTAGTAAGTATGTAAGACTATAGGGTAGCTCTGAGTGACTACTAAAAGCAATTGATTCACGGTTAGCATAAAAATTAGCAGTTAGAATTAATACCGCTTGTTGTAATGTGGGAGGTAATGTTGTCCTCCCACTAGCTATTATGATATTTTCTAACTTATCATCTATATGTCGTTCTACTGCTAATTCCGCTGCTTGTTCTAGGTCACACAAATACTCATCGTCTTCATGGAAACTAGAATCAATGTTTAGATGTTTCTTTAGTTGCTGTAAGTTTACGTACATATAGAAACTTAGTTAACCAATTAAGCGAACTTACCAAACTGGAAAGCCTCTGGTCTGATAGCTTGGCAGTCCCAGTAAGAATTAATTACCAATCTTACACATCCATTTACTGCTTGGCTATAAGAATCTACGGTAATATCAAGTGAGCCAAACTGTGCCAAAGCTAGGTTAGTCCAATCAGCTACAATAAAGTGCTTATCTTTCATGTTACCTGTAGAAAGTACTGTAGCACCGTCCAAACTGTTATCTACATACGCTAACTGCATACCCTTTCCCTTGGTCATATCCCTAAAGTTTGCACGTACACTTGGAGACACTACATAGCTTACAGGATTTAATACGCCTGCTGATTCTACTGCTGCCTCAAGTTTACAAATATCCGCAAATGTTGCAACGGCTGTAGGGGTCTTACCTGCCATCAAACCGCCCGGATTAGAAACTGTGCGTGCATCAGCTGAAAGGATTGTAGCCTCTAGCTTGCTTGTGATTGCTGCTATAATATCCTGCCTAATTGCCTCCTCTACTGAAAGACTATCCTGTACTAAAAGCTGCTTACTTAAGTCTACAAAACAAGTAAGGCGGTGAGGTGTCAATGTCACATTATCAAAAGTAGGCGCACCATCTACAGCCTGTCCTACCTCATTCTGCCAACCTACATTAGAAGGGCTGAGTCTAGGAATCTGAACATTACCAGACAATCCTGTCATAAACTTTGCACCACTTTGTACTAGTACATTCTTAGCACGCAAAGCAGGCTCAATAGCCATTAAGTTAGTACCTACAATATCTGAACCCTCAGCAGTAACAGACACTGCAGCCCTCTTCTCAAATGGGATATAAAGCTGACCTACTGTATTAAGACCTGCCTGTCTCATCTCCTTTACACCCTCATTGCAGATTGCCTGTGTGATAGGGTCTAAGTTTCTGTTTTCTGCTACATTTCTAATAGCCTTGAGTAAACTAAATCTCTGTTCTTTCATCGTATTAATATTAATATGTTTGTGTGTTCGTGCTGAGCGTGTCTCTATATCTTCCATATCTTCACCCTCAACATCGTTATCTTTGTCCTTATCCTTATCCTCGTCTACTACTTCCTCATCAGACTTCTCTACAGTTTCTTCTACCTGTACTTCTTTCTCGTCCTCTAAGTCAGTGTTTTTCTTTTCTACTTCTTCCTGTGTTGGTACTTCCTTATCTTCCTGTACCTCATCAGTCTTCTCTACAGTCTCTTCCTGTAAGTCTTTCTCTTTTTCGTCCTGCATTGTTTTTTGTTTTTCAAGTTCTTCTAGTGCTCTCTTACTTACAGTTGTCTCTTGATAAGCTGGCTGATATACAGGGCTGACATCGTACAGTGCCTCGACTACATATATATCCCTGTACTGCACACCTTCTACTGTGTACCACTTCTCACTACCTTCATCTAGGCTAACTGTGAAAGCAAAGCTAGAGCTATCAATTTCACCTCTTTCTAGATGTTCTAAAATTTCATTACCTAAGTCTGTCTGTGGTGCAGTAAAACTATACTTAAGTCCTCGTTCGTCTATTTCTAGTTTCAAACTACCTTCACCATATTTAGACCTAGCTAGTACCTTGGTTGAGTCATGATTAAGGAGGCAAAATACATCAGACTTTTTAATAGTATCGTCCGTAATTGCACCCTTCATAATACGTTCCCTAAATCCTAGGTCTTCTGAAACGCTTTCAAACACTACTGCATAGCCTGTAATATTCCTAGAATCTACCTGTACTTCATTACTAATAGCCCTAATTTCTAAGTTATTCCTGTTTTTCATCTTCTGTATTATCGGTTAGGTTAGTTTTAGACACGTCATTATAGGCTAGGTTGTGGCTGTCTCCATTCTCAACAGGGTTATATCCTAGCTGTTTTCTTACTTCGTTTATACTCAAAACTCCCATACTAAGAAGACTGTTATAGTACCCTGCTAATTCTGCCTTGTTCGTTCTCAGTATTGCAGTTTCATCTAAGCCTAATTCTAATCCAGTACCGCCTGTTAGTTTCCTGTTCAGTTCCTCCTCTATCATCACAATATAGGGGTTAAGTGTGTAAGTAAGGTATTGTAAGTTAGATTCACCAACACTACTATAACTACTTTTGCTTAAGTCGCCTAGTAATACAGGGCTGATATTAAAGAAACGTGCAATATCAACTACACTAAAATTTCTAGACTCTAACATCTGAGCGTCTGAGCCGTTAATACTGATAGGCTGATAATCCATATTTACAGGCAGCACAACTACACCGCCTCCTTGATTACCTTGCCCAAATGTAGACCGCCAATTAGTAGATATTGCCTGCTTTTGTTCCTCACTTAGATTACTGTGTACCTTGATTATACCGTTTAAGTTGCAGCCATTACTAAAAAAATTCTCTGCTACCTGCTCTGTTTGCTGTGCGATATTGAGACTTCTAGCTGCATGACTCAGAACACTAATACCCTGTACACCGTCAACTGAGTACCTAAGAAACTGTAGAATCTCACTAGGTTGTATCTGTCTAGCCCCTATGTATGAACAGGTATAGTAAAGGGTGTTATCTTCCTTCCTATAATTACACTGTACATCATCAGCTGGTAAGTATCTAAGTCCTACTACATCCTTACCCTTTTTCTCAATCAGTACATAAGCGTTACCCTTTAATAGGACTGACTGTACTATATTCTTAAGTAATGTATAGCGTGTCATCCGATTATTGGTAAAGATGTCATAAAGTGGGTGTTTGTCTAGTAGGTCTGTTCCCTTTGTATTCTTTGCCTTGACTTGAATAGGTAGGGTAGCAATGGAATCACTAATTAAGTTAACAGCTGAGTAGACCGCACTAAGACTCATAGCACTGCCTGACTGATAACCAAAACCCCACCCTAGACTTTCTGATAAGTTAGGGTTATAAAAGGGTTGGCCTCGTTTTTCTGGCTTGTCCCTACTTATATTTAATCCTAGTATTTTCATGGTTAAAAATTAAATCCTGTTATTTCGTTATTATATCGTGGCTGTTCTAGGTACTTACCTAGTGCGTTTAGAGTTGAGTGTACACCGTCTATCTTACGTTCGCTGTTATTATTCTGCTTGACTGGCTTAATATTACCGTTACTGTCTTCCATAATCTCACAATTTCCAAACATCCAACTAGTAATTAAGTTCTTATCTAGCTTAAGTGTCCTATTACGTGCTATTAGTTCTAAATGTCTAGTCGGTCTATTCATGCTGCCTACTGTTTGGCTGTATGGTTGGCAGTTAAATCCTAGTTCTGTTAGCTTAATAATTGCCATTGTACTCTGCCATTGGTCATAAGAAATACACTCAATAGGTATAGTCTTGTTAATAGCCTGTATATCCTCAATTACCCTGTTATAATCTACTACATTGCCTTCTGTGACATTCAGATAACCTAGTCCTTGCCAAAATTTATACTTATCCCTGTTGCTACTCTCTTGCAGGGCAGATTCTGGTAGGTAGTACCAAGACTTAGAGTAGATTATATTGTCGGTTGGTATTACTAAGGTCATTGCTGTTATATCACTTGTACTACTAAGGTCTAATCCTAAGTAGCCTGTACACCCTTGAAATATTGGGTCTTGTAGGTCTATAGGTGTCATTGAGTCCTGTATATATCTACTAGGAATCCACTCACCCCTTTCATTACTGCACCAGATATTCATTAACTTAGTCTTATAGTTAGTGAGTAATAAAGGGCTATTCTTTGCTTTCCTTAGTTCAGATTGTAAGTAAGACTCAGTAACAGTAATATTTAGATTTGGCTGACATTTTACCCAGTTCTTAGGGTCTTCTATGTCATCTTCCTTGTCTAGGGTATAGATAGCTGAAAATATACTATCATCTTCTGCCTTACCTTCCAAGATATTTATAAATGTACTTCTAAGTTGGTAGCATGGATTAGACATATCAAAGCCTGCTGTAGTAATATAAAGCATTAGGGGCTGAGTTCTCATACCTACGCTGGAGGTGAGGACATTTGCAACTGAACTATTTTTCGCTGCATGAAACTCATCCAGACAAAAACTGGAGCAATTCAAACCGTCCAACTTGTCCGCATCACTACTAACAACCTTCATAGTAGACTTAGTAAGGGGAAACTTAATAGAATCCCTGTAATAATTAAAGTACTTACCCTTCTTGTCTATGCTACTAATAAAGTTCTTAGACATCGTAAAAGCTAGCTGTGCTTGTGCATAGGAATTAGCTGCGAAAATTACTTGACTTTCACACTCACCGTCAGCGATGAGGTGATATAACATTAAACCTGCTGCTAGTGTAGACTTTCCACATTTTCGGGCTACTTCTATATAGACTTCCCTAACGACCCTAGTATTATCTGAACACCACTTAAAGCCGTATATACTTGCTACTACCCATTTCTGCCATTCCTGCAATACTAAGGGTTTACCTGCAAATTTACCTGTAGACTGTGGTAGCTTTTGTAAGAAATTAACTACCTTATCTACACTTTTTGAGTCAAAGTACCTATCTTCTTTATCAAACCAACTTAGAAATCTAGAACAAGCAAGACGAACATACTCACACGCTACTACCTTACCTTCTATGACATCCCTAGCATAAGATTTGTACTTCTCATCTATCATTGTGTTATCCTAGTATTAAAGGGTCTGGGTAATTCTGTTTGTAGTCGTATGCTAGTACTTCCTCCCTATTAGTAAGTCTTTTAACGGCCTCTATATGAGTTTCTGTACAGTTTAAGCAGTCAGTAGCGTATATTTCAATGAGTCCTAATAGCTGTCTCCACTGTGCCAAAGGATAGGTAAATGTGTGACCGTGATAAATTTTAGTCATTGTCTCCTTACCTAGTTGTTCATGTGCTAGGAGTGCTGCATATAAGATACACCTTTCCTGCTTATCTAACCACATCTTAAGGCTGCCTACTTGGAACTGATTAATACTATCTGAACTGTCGTAAAATCGTATGTCATTAATCTTCTGTTCGATTGCTGCCTGTAGTAGTTCTTCCTCTGTTGGCTCTTTGTGTTCCTCTGCTATGACTTCCTCTAGTTGGTCAGTAGTTGGGGTTTCTTCTATTACTTGCCATCCTGCTTGTACTAGTTCTTCCTCAGTTGGGTTAATGATTGTCTTACCGTCTAATTCCAAGTAACCGTTAAATTGGTGTCCTTCTTTAATATATCTTTTCATACCTTATAATGATTGACTACCAAACTCTAATACTGTACCTAAGATAGTAACAGTGTAGATATGATTTGGTAAGATAATAAATGTACGTGGTAGTTTAATGTTAGATGGTAGACTTAATCTAGGTACTGTCTGTCCTGCCTTAAAACTAAATCCGTACTCATCTAGGAAAGGACTGTTAGAGGCTGGCTGTAGGGTGATATTTAGACTTTCTACCTCTTCCCACACATGAAACTCACCGCTCCTAATTGTTACGTCTGTCTCTGTAGGTTGGTGTCTTACTTCCTTACTTCTACCGTCTACACCGTTTCTACCATCCTGTCCTTTCACATATAGGTCTGTCTTCTTTGTAGTTCCTGTCGTCCTGTCGTAATTATATACATAGTAATCACCACCGACATAAGGACATTTAGTAGTTAAGTCTGCCTGTATTTCTGTCAACCTACTATCAACCGTTCCTAGTTTCTGTGTTACCTTAGTGTTTACATCCTCTAAAGCACTATCAACCGTTCCTAGTTTTTCCTGTGCTGACCTTGTTACATTGTCTATACCTTCCTTTATCTTCTCACCTAACTTACCGCTAACAGTATTTTCTATCCTATCACTAACATTACCTAGAGTCTCAGTGTCAGATACCTCTAAATCACTGTCTATAAAGTATTCTGTGGTAATTAGTCTATCTAGTCCTGTGGTGGGATTATTTACCTTGTAGTTCAGAACACCCCTACCCATATATTGAAGGTGAGGCCACGATAGAAACATATAACCCTCATCGTCTGTAGCTGTTAAGATAGTGCCAAACTTAGGATTAACTGTAAAGAATGTAACTTGTCCTCCTAGCTCGAATCCTTGGGGCTTTATTCTCAACTCGCTGCCCTTGTATAAATGTTCCATTTTATGATGTAAGTTTAGTTATGAAATCCTCTGCACTAAGTTCCTGTTCCCCCTTCTCTGGCTTATCCGCTATCTTACTACTTGCTAAGGGTGATAGTCCTAACTCTTTCACTACCTTTAATATCTGTATCTGATAGGCTGTTTGGATTTGTAGTAAGGGGTGTTTATTTGGATTACCGTATCTATCTAGTATCAGCAGGCCATCCTTCTTAATTCTTTCCTTACACTGATAAAACATATCTAGTGACTCAGATAGAAGGGATAGGGCTGCTTTCCATTCATTCTTAACCTCCCCATACTCAGACTCAAGATATTTATAGGCGTTGTACATATATTCCTGTACTGACTCCCTAACATCTGGGTATAGGTTTTGTATCTTTTTCTTTGTTATCATTGTTTTTCCTGTATTCTTTGGTCATTAAACAGATAGTGGGAAACTGCATAGAACATATTAACTGCATAACTATTACCTGCCTGTTTATAGAGTTGTGTATCACTTACCCCTGCCTGTCTAGCTAGGTCTACATCGTGTCCTGTAAATCCTTGTAACTTAAATGACTCAGTAGGTGTAATTCTTCTAAGTGGCTCTGTGTGATAGTCTGGGTTGGGTTTCCTAGTACCTGTGTTAATGTAATGATGTGTATAGTAGTTTTCCATTCCTGCCCTTCTATCAGATTTGCAGGTTAAAGTTGCTGCTATCTGTCTATCAAATTTTGGCTTAGTGGTATAACTAGTATTTTCTCCCAACAGATAAGCCCTGTATGTTGGACTAGTTGAGGTGTTATACTTAGGGTCTACCTTTTTATCTAATATATTCAATACCTCAGACTGATTATTTATGCTCCAATCCTTCCTGTAGTCCCTGTTAAATACGTCCCTTACCTTAGTTGATGTGAAGGTAAAGTTAGGCAGGTCTAAGGTGGTGGCATAAATTATAAGCCTGTTTCTATTCTGGGCTAACTTAAAATCTGCTGCATTAAATAAATCCCAGTATACAGTGTAGCCAAGTTTAGATAGGCTTGCTTGAATTGTCCTAAATGTGTTACCCTTGTCATGTGTTAATAGCCCCTTTACATTCTCTAAGAGTACAAAAGGGATAGGCTTGTGTTGTTTCTTCTTGACTTCTAGGATATGTACTATCTCATTATATAGTGTTCCTCGTGGGTCTAGAAATCCTGCCCTTTTGCCTGCACTACTAAAAGTCTGACAGGGAAAGCCACCAGTTAAAATATCTATATCTAAGTTCCTAGTTATGTAGTCCTTAGTTTGATTCCATGCTATTAAGTCACCCATTGCTAAACTATACTTACTGCTTGGGTGTATTGCTTGATAGGTCTTCACTGCGTGCTTATCTATCTCACTGTAGGCTATGGTTGGTATCTCTAAGCCACTGTCAATGTATAATAGTTCTGCTGCCCTACTAAAGCCTCCAATACCTGCAAAAAGTTCTAAGTGGTTTAGTCGTTTCATATCCTTTCAATTATTACACGCTTATAGATTGTCTTCTCACCTAGCTTTGGATTATTCAACCTATCAACTATCCTAAATTGACTGCTACTACTACAGTGCTTAGTCAGAAAATTAACAGGAACACCCATTAAACCGTTATAGTCGCTTGGAATGTCCTTTACTTTATTCACATTTATAGCTGGATAATTACTGTAGGTTGGATAGTCAGATTGGTTATAGGTTGCTGTTAGTACTAGTTCCTGTCTTTCTACTGGCAGCGTTGTAAACCATGATGTACTGCCTAAGTCTTTAACTGTACCGTCTGGAATTACATAGTACCTAAGTGTTGTGTAACCTAATCTAATCTGCCCTGCCTTAAACATTGGAAAGATGTTATTATAAGTCACTGCATTTATACAACCTATTACTATAAAGTCCTTGTCCTTGATTGTATCTATAAAGTCTCTGAACTTGCTAAAGGGTGGGTTTGTGATTACTATATCTGCCTCCTTTAATATGTCCAAACTTACAGGACTATTATAGCTACCGTCACCACTTACAGCTGTCTTTACCGTTTGTCCGTTTATAAAGTCTAACCTATATGTACCTTTCGGATCGTAATGAGTTGCTGTTAGTCCTTTTAATCCTAGACTATCATAGTTAGTAGTTAAGTAAGTCCAAAACATACTAGCCTCACTATCACAATTACAAACTACCTTCTTTCCTTTTAGGTATGGACTGTAATATACTAGTTCCTTCTCAATGTCTTCTAGCCTTGTGTAGTATTCATCATTCTTTGCTGCCTTAGATTTATTTAAGCTAGTATTACTCATTATATAATTTTTCTAGTAGATTTAAGGAACGATTTACCAACTCACACTTTTCACGGTGGTAGTCGTCTGTGGGTAAGTCGTCTGTCATGTAGGAACGACTCGCAAACATTATATATCTCATTCGCTTATCTAACATATCACGTACACCTATTCTATATGCTAAGATGTAGATATGATAGCCTGCTCTTTCTAAGTTTGTTAATGTCTGTCCTGCTTGTTCCTCCTTCCCCTGCAACATTTCTAAGCTGGGTAAGTACTGTATGTCTTCTCCCCCTAGTTCAGTATCTAAGTGGGGTGTAGTTGGGTCTGTTATGTCGCCTAGGTATAAAAATTCTAGTTCACCTCTACTACTCTTACATCCATTATAATAAGTCCAAACCCCATCTACTAGGTTTAATATTGGTCTCTTATAGTCTAGTCTTAAACAGTCTAATACTTCGTCTAATGTTCTTGTCATAATCTCAAAATGTGTTAAAAATTACCCTCCCATGTGCAAATAAAACTGGGGTGAGGTAAAACGTTGATAGTCAAATAGTTAGATAGGGGCGGGGGTATAAAGTGCTTAAAATCAAACTGTTACACTTTACTCTCTACCTCACCCCTACTAATAACTAATATTATCATCTGACTTTATACTTCAAACCTAGTACTGTATGTCTTCCCCTACATTATTACTAGGTGTTGTGTTATTCTTCTTTGGGTTGTGCTTTTTTAGGTGGCACTCTTTGCATAAACACTGTAAGTTACTATAATCAAAAGCAAGCCTATAACGTTCTACAGGGTCATTGGTAGACATAAAACTAATTAAGTGGTGTACATCCTGACTAGTTCTAATAATACCTAGCTTAATACATTCCTCGCATAGTGGCTTATCTCTCATCTTAGTATCTCTTAGTTGTTTCCATGCTGTGCTACTATATATTGCCTGTCGTTCTGCTTTTCGTTTGGCACTGTAAGAATCTTTGTTTATATTCTTAGGCCTGTATATTGTTGGCATAGTTTATTAGTGTTTAGTTATCAGTCTGTATTAGTAAAGTGGTAAGGGCTAATATCACTACTAACCCCTACCTAATTATGACAATAAACTATTACAGATTGAAAACAATTTCTTTCTTACTTATTAGGATTCTAGGGCTTCTTAACTGCACTTTTTACACACTAGAACACCCTATAGTCTAACCAGCTTTTCTTAGGTAATTGTCGTCTTTCTGTCGCCTGCTTAAACCTTTCTAGTACTTCCTCCTTTGTTAGTTCCTGTACCTCATTGTCTAGGGTTGCACGTTCTATCTCTACACCCTTCTTATCTAATACTGACTTCTCTATATTCTTCTTCATTGCTGCTGTCCTCCTTGATTAAAGTTTATCCCACTTGCCACTAAGACCTAATAAGCTATCCTGTATCTTAATGTTGTCCTCTTTCTCGTTCCCTGTTAAACCTAGACTTCTTAACATAGGGTCTGATTGGTAAGGGTCTGATTGATTAGTAGTGGTAGGTGGGATTGGATTGCTTGGGGTATTATCTACAGGCTCATCTACAATACCTGCTAACTTCTTTCTCCTAGCCTCTAATACCATATCCCAAAACATATCATTACTACGACCGTCAAATGTGTAGAGGCTTAAACGCTTAGACTCATCATTATACCTAACATTCTCTAAGGTAGATAAAAACTTCTCCCTTGCCTGTTCCTTCTCTTCCTTCTTACTTAGCTTAACTGTATCATCCTTCTTAATAGTCTTTGGTTTGCTAGGTAAGATTGTTTCCCTGTTATCCTGTACATCACCGAATAACTCCTTTTCAAGTTGACGGCTATACTCTCTTCTAGCCTCTTCTGTCATTGTCTCAGTCTGATTTAATACTGCTGCTGTCATATCTATTTTATGTTTTATGTCCTAGTTTGATTACTAAGACGGTTAATTATTATGTTGTTCCTAAAATCTAAGTAATGTTCTTTAATTCTAGGTTATGTTCCTAAAATCTAAGTAATGTTCTTTAATTCTAGGTTATGTTCCTAAAATCTAAGTAATCCTAGTAGAAGGTTATTTTTACACTAACTTACTACATATCAGTTAGTTATGTAATATTAGGATAAATCTAGGCCTTTATACTAGTTCTAGGGTGACTCTATTTTTGTAATCCTTCTATATAATAGTGTAACTTAATTACACTATGACCGTTACACACTCTCAGTTTAAGACTGAGTGTGTAACTATATATATCATGGGCGCGCTGGCCTTGCCGAGCCGTGCCCTATCCCATTAATAATCAACACTTTAGAAATCTCCCATTAACTTAGCGAAATCAAATTTAAGGTTACATAGTGGGTTAGTGTCTTCCTGTACAGTAGGTTTCACTTCTTCTACTACAGGCTCGGTGTCCTTTTCCACATTACCATTACTTACCTTAGTGTCCATTTCCGCCTGTATGTTGTCCTCTTCCGTTACATTACTAGCCTTGTTGTTATTTTTCAAGTCTTCATCTGTGTTAGGGGTTAGGCTACTTAGGAATTTATCAAGCCCTACTATATCATTTAGGGTAGGTTTAGGTGTAGCAAGTATTTCCGTCTTAGGCTGTTTCTCATACTCACTAGGCCTGTATGTATTCCTTGCCTCCTTCAATACCTTACAAACTCTTTCTATACCTATTCTGTACCCTTTCCCTTTCAGTATATCTAGGTTCTGTCTTACTGTCTGCATAGGATTTATTAGGTGTTTCAGTTCAGCATCACCTAATCTATCACTTATTCCTTTATCCTTACAGTAATTATATAGGCTTGCTCTACCTACTTCAATTCCCTTAGCTTTCAGTTGTTCTAAGTTTTCCTTCTTACTTAGTTTCTCATCATAGTACTTCTCAATCAGTGTGTAATCTACTGTCTTCATTTTTAATCTCTCCTATTGTTTTGTGTCCCTTCCCATTTATAGTTTAGGGTTGGAACTGGTTAATTTCCTTTAATAGTTTCTGTACCTTATTTATTCCAATCTTATAACCTTGTGCTTTCAGTAGTTCTAGGTTTTTACGACTACTAAGGTTTGGGTCTATTAGTTTCTTAAAGTCTACCCCTGTTTCTATACCTCTATCCTTACAGTAATTATATAGGGTCTTTTCACAAACCTCTATACCGTTTTTCTTAAGTACCGCTAAGTTTTCCTTTACAGTCAAGTCTGGGTTATAGTACAAGTCAATTTCATAGTAGTTCCATTCCTTGATACCTCTATTAATTAGTCCTTGCATTCTACCACGTTCTAGTTTCCTACTCACTAGTCCTGTATTAACTACTACTTTCTTTTGGTGATAATCTGACTTCATTACTTTTTTGATTACCTTTCTAGACTCTTCATACTCAGCCTGTAGTGTAGGTAGGTCTTTTCTCATTGCTTTCTTTACAACCCCAACCAAGTAATCAATAGTCAGTACATCATCCGAGTTATCAAAGAAACGTTCACGGTCTATGTACAAGTTAAGTAGTAGTTCATCACTTGTTACATCTGGCTTAATCAGTCGCCTTAGTCTTGCATAATTACCCATCTTAGCCCTTCTATGTTCACCGTCTACATATTTCTTAGGGCTATCATTTTCCCATCTGTAGTAAAGTTCATAGTAGCCGTTCTCTTCACTGACTAACTTAATTTCCTGTCCTTCCTCGAACTCAACCTTAGACCTATAGTAGTACTCAAACTTTCCATAGTAGTTTTTCAGTACCATCCCATAGCTTAAGTTCTTTAGGTCATATATTAGTTTAGGGTCTACTGCTATCTTTTGTTCTTCTTCCTCTTCTGCTATCAAGTCTAAGAGTACATCATAATACCCCCTTATATCTTTCAAGTCATACACTAGGTCACTACTATAACACTCTGACCCTAAGTTACACCCATTAAAATACTGGTCTTGTCTAGTACCGCAATTATCTTTACAACGTTCTAGGGTATCTTTTTCTACCTCCCTATGTAATACTGTTGATACTGCCTTAAATTCATTCAACTTCAACACCTTAGACATCACATATACTAGTCTAAATCTTCTAGAATCTGGCTTGTCGCTGAATGTTGCATAGCAGAAAGTAGGTAGGTATGATAGTTTGTTTAGGTAGGTTGGTATGTCAGTATAGGCAGTCTCATCTATATCAATACAAACGACTTGCGACCCACACCAAAACTCAGACCTCTTAATACAACGTTTCATATAGCCGTCTTTCTCAGTGGGTAGTGTATAATAAGACTTCCCTGTACTAGTATTAATCCAAACCTTTTTCCCCACTGCATAACTATATAGACCGCACATACTATAACCGTGTCTTATTCTGTCTAGTAAGTTAGGTAGGCTTAGGGTTGTTCTCTTAAATCGCATAGTCTCAGTTAGCCCAAGTCTTTTCATTTCTGCCTTATCATTCATTACCGCTGCCCTACATTCATCTTTACTGTTATACCCTTGTTTACTAAGGGATACAGTCACTAAAAAATCTTTGTCTTCCTTCATTCTTGTAATAGTTTAATAGTCTTTATGTTCCCCTAGTCCACATTGAAGGGTAGTAATCTAAGCAGGTATGGATTAGTCCTGCCTTATACGCTAGGGGATTGCTCATCTCGAATACTTACTCATTGATAGATTAAGTTCGTTGAGACTTTGAAGACGGAGAATAATTTTAATCGTTCATTGTTTTACTTAATGAACTTTGTTATTCTTTGTGCTAGCCTTATTATCAGCCAGCTGTCATGTTTTTGTTAGTCTGTAGTTCAATCAGTCCTACTATCTGAGCAATCCTAGTAGTCCCAACATCCCTATACCTAACTGTGTCACCCTTTCCTAAAGTACTTGAAGAACTTAGGAGAGTAGCTAATCTTGAAAATTTACCCCAAAAAGTACTTTAATTTATAGTTGCAGTGTCTTTCAACTTTTGACTGTCTTTATTTAGTGTAGCTCAGTCCTCTACCTCCATCACGTTCTTAAAAGCTCGTACCCCAAGCCTTATCGAAAAGTAGTGCCTAGGTAGTTTTAATCCTACCTTACACACTTGGGGCTTTCTATACCTGCACTTTTGTTGATGGCGTGCATTATTAACTGTTTTAAGGAGTAGTATAGTAGTTGAATTTGGAGGTTTTTTGTTTTAACCCTACTATACTAACCCTGTCTTTATAAGTTACCCTATAAAAACCTGTCATTGCTAGAGGCTGGGCAGACAACCTTATCCTAGCTTTACTGTTTGTCACTCTAAGCCGTCATCTATTATCACTAACCGACAACCCACTTAGTCAGCACGTACTACATCGACACGAACACCCACTACTCACCTTGCTCAGTACTGTACAAACATTATCGAAGGGGATTATTTCGACCCGAGCCTATACAGTGGTTTTCCGTGTGTCGTCCTTTTCCGTGCTTAGACTTGGGTAGTATCTATCATCACTGACCTTCCTACCCTAAAAAATAAATTAACAAACGCCGCCTTTTTGCGTTTTGAAATTAGAGAGTTCCTAGTGTCTTATCGAAAAGTAGTGACCCGATCCGCCACGCACTAGGATTTATTAACCTTAGGCTAGTTCTAATCTATAGCCATTCAATCTTTTAATAGTTCCTTTCAGTAAGTAGTCTATATATTCACGGCTCTTACATCCAATCATTACTAGTACTTCATTCTCATTATAAGTACTCAATATTAGTTCATTCTTACAGTTTATTATATTGTATTTCATAGTTTTTTATCTGTTTACTTCCCACACTATACTATCATTCAGTTCTGCTTTCTCATGTCCCTTGCTCTTCTCTACTAAGACCTTTTGGAACTTTGCTTGTGCTATGTCTCTTTCTGCTTTAATCTGTTCACACTTCATAATTAGGCCTGTTCCAATTACCAATAGAACACCGCCTACAATACTTAATACCCTGTTACTTTTCATAGTTTATTAATGTTTTAGTTTATCCTGCTAGTTTCCACATATAACTAACACCGTCTCTTCCTGTGGTGCGTTGCTGTTTACCGTTAATACAAGCACTAATACCGCCTCTATTAATCCCTGTCGTCCTTTCTGCTGCCTTAATACTATCATACTCAGCAATTAGCACCCCATCAACTGTTAACTGTCTTATACGTCTCATATCGGCCTTATGTGCTTTCTGTAGGTTGGTTTTATGTAGTTCAGTGAATTTAAGTCCCCTATGTCCTTCTGCTATATTTCTCTTAGCAGTCTCACTTAGTTTCTTACCTTTCTTAATCTTACTAAGTTTTAGCCTAGTTTCTTCTGAGTGGTTATAAGTTCCTCTGGTCATCCCTCCGAGTGTCATGTTATACCCTAGTCCTGTCTTATAATAGCTTTGTTCTAGTCTAATAAGTGCTATCTCTGCCTCATCTAGTAGTCCCCTTAGTTCCTCTCTAGTATCAGCATGAATAGTTAGTAGTACGGTGTAGTCAAAATTCTTAGCACCATATTTAAGTATCGCCCTGTCTATAATCTGGCTGTCTGCCCTTTCACCTCTTTTATGCTGTTGGTATCTCTTTTCTGGGTGTATTGTCTGACCTACATACTTCTTACAGTTCTTCTTATTAGTCCACCTGTATATAATTCCAAACATAGTATTATTTAATTCTAAAGTTAACATTACAAAGTCCACGTCCTATCAAATCTACACCGTTCTTACTACACCTTTTTATATAGTAGTTAGTGGTATTATATTTCATAGCAGTATCTTTCAGCCCCCTACAGACTTCTAATACAGTACCTGCACTATCTAATACCTCTATTCTTAATTTTCTAGTCTCTGCTAACCTTGCCTGTAATGTACCGTGTCTCATGTTATCAAGTCTACTAAGCCACTCTAGATTTTCTACTTCATTATCTAGCTTATCCTCGTTGATATGATTAACTTCTGGTAGGTTGTTTGGGTTTGGTATGAAGGCTTGTGCTACTAATCGATGTAGATAGTGTTTCTTTTTATCACCATCCTTAGTTAGTACAATCTGTTTATATCCCTTCTTAGTTAGAAACGGTTTAATTATCTTTTCACTTAGGTTTTTAACTTCACCGTCTTTCCTAGTGATTATCTTTGCTAGGCTCTTCACTCGTCCTAGGCTGCTAATCTTGTAAAAGGTTTCATATCCTTTAATGTTTTTCCATGATTCTTGTTTGATGTTAGTCATGTTCATTTTAGTTTGTGCCTTGCCTCTGTGTTTTTCAAGTTGGGCAAAGCTGGTTTAGTTTTACTGTCATAGTTAAGGGTTCTAGACCTTATCACTTGCATTTATTACCACTACAGGATAATAAATGACTTCTTTATCTACAGTTAAGGGTTGTAGACCGTCCCACCTACATTTATTACCACTACTGGATAACAAATGTACTTTCAATCATAGATAAGTCCTCTAGGTCTTCATACCTGCAAAACTTACCACTACATACACCTATCAAATCTAAAGGGACAAAATAGGGGCTTATTAAAAAATTGCAATGTTCGCACATACGCACGCACGTTCTACAATAGTAAGGATTTTAGGCAAAAATGGGGTAAAAATCGGGTGGCAACTTTAGGCGGTGGGTGGTTTATCCTGTGTTTTTCATGGTTTTTCCGCCCCACATACCCCCATATCCCCCACACACCTAAAAAACCCTTCCGACTTCTGAGTATTTAGCGTTAAAGGTCTGATTATCAATACTTTATACCTTGCCTATGTTTTTCATGTAACTATCTGATTTATTGTAAGTTACGGTATAGACATGAAAAAAGGACAAACATACTTCACTGTACATCTGTCCTCTGTCTTAGTTTCCCCCTGTTTCTGTCTAGCTATTCCATATCTTCGCTAATTCGTTCATTTTCAATAAGTTACCCTGCAATGTGAATAGATATTTTTCCCACTTGCTTAATTCTGCCTTATCTTCCCCCACGCACTTAACCTCAGCCTGTATAAGTGCCTTGATTACCTCACTTAGTTCTATATTGTTCTTACTCAGCCACTTACTAATATCCCCTAGGCTGCCCTGTTTTGCGTGGATATATTTTAAGGCCGTCACTATCCTTTTATCCCCCACTAACTCCACCTTATCAATTCTTAGGGTCTCAGTCTTCTTAAACCCTGCATACTTAAACCCTTCCTCTATTTTTGCGGTGGTGGGGGGATTTTCTACTGCCTTATCCTTCCTTATCTTCCCTAGCTCCTTTGTAATCATCTTAGCCTTGTCTGTACTTGTTAGGTGGTTATAAATCTTCCTTACCATTACATCCGAGCTATGACCTGTTGTATATATTAGTCTTTCTGGATTTACACCTTCTCTAAGTTTGTTTGTAATATATGTATGTCTTGCACAATGAGAAGATATTTTAAGGTAGGCTGGTTCTGTTATTTCCTCGTCCTGTGCGTTTCTGTAGGTTATCTCTCTATCAATCCCTGCAAACTTAGCTAGTAGTCTAATTCCATAGTTATACAGTCTACCACTATCTAGCTCTTTAAGTTTAAGTTCAAAGCCGTTACGATACTTAGCTATGAATGACTCTAAGTAATCATCAACTAAGATAAGTGCTGATTCTTTATACTTACTTTTCTTAGTCTTTAGCTCTAAGTAAGTTTCACCGTCTGCCTCTATCCGTTTAATTCTATCCAAGTTCACACCTACTATATATTCAAGTAGTTGTACCATATCACTAGACCGCTGCCCTATGTGACATTGTAGGCAGAATATATCCCTATACTCTTCTAATACTTTACCCTTAACCTTCTGTATATTAAAAGGTACAATATCAGAATAGCTATATTTAATCTTAGTGTCTATCTCAACCTTTTCTAGTGCCTGTATTTCCTCCTGTGTCAGTGCAAACCTACCTTTATCTTTTCTATTATCCTTCTTCTTATTATACACTAAACCACCACTTACCTTGTACTTTATAAACGGCTCTTCTACTGCAATCACCTTATTAACAAGCCTAACTATTAGCTCACACTTAAAGTTAACGCTACTAATACTTTCCCCTTTATCTAATAAGTACCTAGTATAAGCGTTTAAGCCTGCCTGTGTGAAGACATCTAGCTTAGTTAGTTTCTTCTCCTTTAAGTAATCTAAGTAACTATTCAACCTACTTAGATATACCCTTCTAGTGTCAACTCTACCTATCACCTTCTTTGGTTTTGGGTGTAGGTAATCAAAAGCCTTAGTTATTAGCTCGGTTGCCGTTATAGTTTGTTTCATACCACCTATAAATTCTGTTAGTTTGTCAATACTACACTTTACATTAGTTTCGCAAAGATAAGATAAATATTTTGAAAATCTAGCTTTAATCTCTTCTATTCTGTCATTTGCTACCTTATTGTTATGGTTATCTACTTTACTTTGTAGGTTACTTATTACTGCTACCTGCTTAGTTGTACTCCATTGACTAGGCACTACTTTTACACCTGTTGGAATTTTATAACCCTTCCCATCTATCCAGACTGAGCCGTATATATTAGTCAGCCTATCACTCTTAGGACACCTTAGTATAAATCTTAACCTATAGTGTACCTGTCTAACATTGTTCTCTGTTACATTAATTAACAATTCTTCCAT